AATATAAATACGATTAACGGAAGATTCAACTAGTTTCTTCATTAGTTTATCATGTAATACCTTACCAAACAACGGAATAACGTTACGTTTGATAGTTAATGCATCAAACATACCTTCAACAAGTATGATTGGTGCATCCCAATTTATATATAATTCAAATCCAATAGCTTCTTTAGCTGCGATTGGAGGGTTTTTATATTTTCGATCTGAATCTTTATAGGCTCTAGCTATAAAATAATTCAATTTGCCTAAATTATCATATGATGGTATAATAACTCGTTCAGCATAAGCTCCTTCTTTACAGAAACCAATATTGTATTTTGTAATATCGTCTGCAGTAATGCCTCTATTCTTTAAAAATTTTAAAGCATGTTTTGCTTCGATTTGTGCAATCTTATCTTCAACTGAGGTAAATAGTGGAATAAATTCTTTAGGTAATTCAGGAGCACCTTGTTCAGTAGTTTTGTCTTTCTTATTTGGTACTACTAATATGTTTAATTCTGCTATTTTATCTTGTGGTGCTTTAACCTTTTTAAACAGCGATAGTATGGTTTTACCCTTAGCACCACATACCCAACAATGCCAGAAATTTTCACGTTTATCTGTTGTGCGTAAACTAATTTCCATTTTATTTTTGTGGTGAGTACAGAATGGACATTTAAAGGCATAGTTGCCCTTACTAGTTGATTGTCCTTTACCTAGTACCGATTCGACTAGGAATAATAAAGCTGTATTATCCATAACCTCAAATATACGATCTTATTTTGCCTCTATCAAATCCTTTCTAAAGAATTTACCTAGTATATTATCGTTGTAAGAATAACTGTTGAATAAACATTCTTCTTTACATTGGTGGTGCATTTCGTAGTATGTTAGTTGTTTTTTAGTTGAACACTGTCTGTATATCCAACAGGTAAAATTTTCTGCTCCGTATTGTTTGATATCAGCAAGCAACTGCTTATTAGAGCCCCAATATGTTTTCCAATCGCTTTCAGTACGTATTACTTCAAACGTTGGTTTGCGACCTGGTCCTGTTTGTTCAGCTAGTTGTTTTTTGGTAAGTTTATGTTTCTTGTTGTTCCAATAAACTTTTTTTCCAATATAAAATTGACCAGTTTTTTCATTGGTAATTTTATAAACAAAACCATAATATTTTTCGGGATTAATTATATCCCAACTTTTCCATTTAGTCATCATATTTCACAACAAATGTCATGTCTGTATCAGGTGACATCATAATTGGTTTACCAAATTTAGCTACAGCTAATAACTGATTATCGTCATTATACAGGCCTATTGTAGTTGCATAAGTATAGAAAGTAGAACCCGTAGCAAAATTTAAAATAGTACTATCATTGGATCCTGTTAAAGTATACCCATTGCTAGAAGATACAATGTATTGCCCTCCTGATACTATTAAAGATTGGTTGTATGATAAGTTATAATCACTTTCCTTCACTAAACAACGAACTTCGTTTTCGTAGATAGTGTGTTCATTTTTGAACAATATAGAAAAGGATCCGGTGTGTACTACTGCTGGCATGGGTATAAATATTAGTTTGGTTGAACTTTACATTCATATTTTCTATCATATTTTAGTTCATCTTTAATTTGACGCAGCAAATCAATGTTTACTAAATCACGTGGAACCGTAAATGGATGTTCGTTTACAAATTGTTCAATGTATAACGCTTTTCCAGTTAGCATATCACTAATTTGTTTTCCATTTGTTACTTTTTTACAATATTCAACATATACTTGAGCATCTATATTATGGTTATTTTCTAATATTTTTTTATCTTTTAATAACAAAATAGCATTTTCTATTAAATTTTTTAAAGGTTCAAATTCTATATCATTATATTTAAATCTATCATAATATAAAGTACTAACATAATAAGCAGCAGCATGCATTGGTTGTTCCATCCATCCTGGGAATATCCAGTCACTGTAAGGGTAATTAGGTATTTTTATGTTTTCTCTCATTGTGTTTGTTTGAGAATGTTCCATATAACCTAAATTAATATTAACTGCTCCTTTTTTTAAGAAAGGCATATATACTATCCCCGTGCCAGGACCACTTATGTGAATATCTATATCTTCTAATTCTTTAAGTTGTTCTTCAAATGAATTGTAGTTTCCCCAATCTATTAAAGTAATATTACATATATCTTTAAAACATTCTATAATTTGATTTAAAACATTTATTTCAGATGAAGTGTAACGTTTATTATTAATTATAGCAACTTTGGGAGTATCATTAATGGGTTTGTCAATTTGGATTTGATGTGAATTTAACATTCTGTTTTTATATAAAGCAACACCATTATATTTTTTACCATACATTTCATATTCAGGATTTATAATAGTTGAGCCTGCTCTTCCAGTTCCTGCTACTAATGTTTTAAAATGAATTAATGTATCTTGATTTAAAAAAGGAAACTCCATTAAGTTATTACCACAGAAAGCATTAATACCTTTATATGTTATTATTTTTTTATTTATCCATTCAGTAGTTAATAAAGTAAAAGGACTATTTTCATATCCAAATTTTACTAAAGCTAAATATAATGGATATAAACCATCCCATAAAGCATGTCCTGCACTACCGTACCACAATGTGTCGCCATAAGCACACAATTCAACTTCTTCTTTACTTATAAAAGTATTAAGATATTCTTCAATTTTTTCATTACTTTCAAAAACCTTTATTTCAGGTATCCAGGTATAATGACTTAAAAATTTAAAAACATGAGGTAAATGTACATTGGGGTCAGTAGTTAAATAGTATAAAGACCCACTTATGTAATATAAATTTTTATATTCTATACTTAAATGTTCTTGATCATCAGTAGTAGTATAACTTGAAATCATATAATAATTTCATTATTTTGTATATTGAATAATGTATCTTTATTTTCTAATAAAATACTTTTATGTTTACTTATGTCTAAATCAGTATAACGAGTTTCACCTAAACCACCTTTATCACTTACTCCAAACATAAATTTTTCACAAGGAACTGTATATGGGGGGTTAAAATGGAAGTACGTATTTATATAACTTTCATCATTTACCCCAGGCTCGTAAGGAATTTTTTTATCTTCTAATTGCCATTCTCTAAGAGTAGTACAAAAATCAATCACACGATCTTTTTTACCACCAAAAAACGCACCATAGTGGTAAGTATAAGGCAAAGGACTATCTTCAGGAACATATGCTTTTGATTGAGGATTTCTATCAAAACCAGCTCCGTTTTTTAGCCAATCTCTATTACCATAATGTTCACCACCTACTAAGTCTCCAAGAAACCATTCGTCGGTAAAATCTGCATTCATGTTAGTATCAGCATCAAAATAATATAAATAATCACTTTTACAATTAGATAAATTAATTATATTTTTGAATTTTGAATTAGTACCATCTACCCAACTAGTATGTTGTTCATGATGATATTCTACATCAATATTATCTGGAAGATATGGTTTGGGGTCTGTATCTGAAAAGAAATAGAATGTGATTTGTTTATCACCTTTGTAATAATGTGCAAATCTTTTTATAAATCTAATTCCTAAAACAAAATATGCATTTGTAGCTAGTATAACAATTCCTATATTAGACATGATTTTTGGGCTGTTTCTTTTATTTCTAAAACGTAATTGTAACAATTTTTTTCTTTACTATATTTTTCTATTTCAATATTATATGGTAAAGTATTCATATAAAGTGATTTATAAAATGTACCCTCACATTCACAAGTTGCACCGGCGTTGTGATAGATAGTAGTTTCATTCCATCTATTAATGGGATCAGTAGCCCAACTAAAATCCATTTCAGGTACTACTTTAGTTTCATTACCAAATTTCCAACCATTCCAAAGAACAGCCCACATATCAGCACACCATATTTGAAGCTCATGGTATTTTGGATCAGATGATTTTTTATAGGTGTTTAGCTCAGTAATTTCTTTAAATAGTTTTTCAGAATCTCTTTCAACAAACTCCCAAAAAGCCCAATCTACATTTTTCATTATATATTGAGCACCACCTGAGTTTGAATTCATTAATCTAGGAATAATAGGATCTATTTGAACTACCTTGCACATCGTATCATAAACGTCTAAGCCTTTAGATATGATGTAATCATAATTGATATATGAATTTGTATTGCTTAAATACCAAATTTTATTATTTAAAAACGGAGTCCAATTAGGTGTTTGAGTAAATACAATATCACAATCATGATAGAAGATCGCCTCAGATTCCAATTGAGGATGCGCTTTA